ATGGTTTCATTACTATCGTGATGAGAACGAACAATACATAGGACAGATAGCACGTAATGGTGTTATTAAAATGTGGGCATGTGTTGACGTAAAAGCTTCTAACGGTTCTGTTATCCACAATGCTGGAGATGAAGTTTCTGTTGTTAATGGAATAGGAAATAATACATATCTAACTCACACAAACGACGAAGATATACAGACACTAACTCTTAACGACTTTACTTACATCAACAATAGATCCATCACTACTGAGATGGACACTACGACAGAACCAGATACTAATTTTGGTAAAGAAGTTTTTATAGAATTAAAAAAGGTAGCTTATGCAAGTCAGTATGCAGTAAATATTTTTGATAGTACTGCCACACAAACTGTACGAACAGCTACTCGTATCAGGGTTGAGCTAATTAAATCAAGTAATAACTACTGTAATAGTAGTGGTGCTATGGTTGCTCGTAACAGTAGGTCTAGTCAAAACACAAGATGTGATGACAGTGCTGGAGATGGTAGAGATGCTTGGGCTCCTAATGTAGGAACTAGAATATTTAATGCTACTGATGGTGCAAGCCTGACTGACGATGCAGTATCTGGAAGCCACACTTATACAGTTAGTGTTAGAAACTCAGGTGGAAGTACTGTAAACAGAGGATCTAATTTATTTTTCCGTATAGCTACAACTGGTCAGTCAGTACCTTATACAACTGGATCTGGAGAAACACAAGAAACTACTTATCAAGCTAGATATACCACCACATACGATCTACTACATGGTGGAGAAGGATGGGTTGCAGGGGATTACTTCTATGTATGGATGAAGGATGGTTATTACAAAGTAACTATAGAAGAAATCAGTGAATCAAAAGCACAAGCAAACCTTGCACTTGCAAGACCAACTCCTACACCTTTTGATAATGAAACAGCAGTTACTGGTGAAAGTATTATTGGTGCTCTTAGACAAGCAATAATAGCTGAAGGAAATATTGCTGCTAGTGATATAACAACTATTGGAAATGGTTTACATATAAAAAGAACTTCTGCTTTTAATGCTTCTACCCCCGTATCAGATTTATTAAATGTATCTGCGGGAAAAGTGAATGATGTAGGAGATTTACCATCACAGTGCAAACATGGAATGGTATTAGAAGTTGTTAATAGCGAAGCAGAAGAGGATAATTATTTCGTTAAATTTTTTGGAAATAATGATTTAGATGGTGAAGGTTCATGGGAAGAATGTGCTAAACCCGGAAGAAAGATCAGACTAAAAAGATCAACAATGCCTGTTGTTCTTATAAGAACTGCTGATGGTAATTTTAGAATTAGTGAACTTGATGGATCTACATATACAATTGGTGGAACTCAGTATTCTGCCCCACAATGGGACGACGCTTTAGTTGGTGATGATGTAACTAATCCTGAACCATCATTCATAGGAAAGAACATAAACAAGATGCTCTTTTTTAGAAATAGGTTTGCGATACTTGCTGACGAAAATATTGTGATGTCACGTCCGGGAGACTTTACTAATTTCTTTGCTAAATCAGCTATTCAATTTATAGCTAGTGACCCAATAGATATAGCAGCTAGTTCTGAATATCCTGCAATTTTATATGACGGTATTCAAACTAATACAGGTTTAATTTTATTTTCTAAAAACCAACAATTCATGCTCACTACAGATAGTGATGTATTTAGTCCTACAACAGCTAAGATCAATGCTCTTTCTACTTATAACTTTAACTTTGCAACTAACCCTATCTCTCTTGGTACCACGATTGGCTTCTTAGATAATGCTGGAAAATTTTCTAGATTCTTTGAGATGACACAGGTACAACGGGAAGGAGAACCAGAGATAATAGAACAAAGTGCCGTAGTTTCTAGACTATTTGAAACTGATTTAAAATTAATATCTAACTCAAGAGAAAACTCAGTAATATTTTTTAGTGAAGAAAATAAAAATATTCTTTATGGATACAGATACTTTAATAATATTCGAGAAAGAAGTTTAGCTTCTTGGTTTAAATGGGAGTTAACAGGAGATATTAAATATCATTGTATGCAAGACGATTTCTTGTATGTAGTTGTACGTAATAACAATAAGGATCAGTTACTTAGATATGCCATAAAAATGGACTCTAATACACTTACTGTCGCAGAGAAGAGAGTGCATTTAGATCATCTAATGCAAGTCACTACTGCATCTAATACCTACAACGCTACAACTAACAAAACAGTATTTCCTAAACCAACAGGAATAGAAAGTACTAATCAGTTAGCTGCCTACGATGTCGATACTGTTGGTGATAATTTAGGAAGATACGAACTTATAACTATTAATGGAAATAATTTAGAAGTTAATGGTGATTGGTCAAATAACACTTTCTTGATTGGATATCAGTTCACAATGAAAGTTGAATTACCAACTATCTATGTAATGAGTCAGTCTGGAGAACGATGGCTTGCTGATACAAGAGCTAATACTATTCTTCACAGAATTAAACTTGGCTTTGGTTCGATAGGAATGTATGAAGCAACTCTTACAAGAAGAGGGAAATCAGATTACACAGAGCAATTTGAAGTTACCCCAGCAGATACATACCTAGCCAACTCAGCTTCGATAGTTACAGATAATATTTTAAAAACAATGCCAGTTTATGAAAGAAATATAAATGCTTTTATAACTATTAAATCAACACACCCTGCTCCAGCAAATGTTTTATATCTGACATGGGAAGGAGTATCAACAAATAATTTTTACACTCGTGTCTAAATATATTCACCCAGCAACATTGGAAGCTGCTCTTCGAGTGGCTTCTAATTTATTACCCGACGATTATCGGGAGGTCACAGAAGGTCATGGACATGACCCTTTAAATGCACTAGTTGTAGGTTTTCGTAACTGCGACTCAGTTTATTTTGAAGTGCCAAATGGCGAGATAGCAGGCATGGCAGGTGTCCACAAAGGTGGGCAAATCTGGATGCTATGTACCCCAGCAATCTTAGAATTTCCACATACCTTTGCTAGAGAAGCAAGGAGATATGTGAGGTCGAGAAAAGAAAAGTTACTGTGGAACATTGTTGACGAAAGAAACAAAGTCCATATCAAGTTACTTAGGTTCTTAGGTTTTAAATTTCTTAGGAGATTACCTTACGGACCAAACAATTTATCCTTTATAGAATTTTGCCGTGTGCAGTCCAGCAGCAATAGGTCCCGCGATAGGAGCGTTAGGACAAGCCCAAACAGCAGCAGCTAATAACAAAGCTGCTAAAAAAAATTATGAGCGTCAACTTAAAGTCAGAGAACGTAAGTGGATGCAAAAAAGAACTACTTATGCAACTAAGAAAGTTCAGTTCGAGCAAGAAGTTGACCAAGCAAATATTGCAGCTCAACGAGCTTACTCAAGAACACAACAACAATTGAATACTGCAAAGTCTTTAGCAATTCTTCAAAATCAAGAAGACTTTAAAAAGATGTTAGCCAATGAAGGTATGGCAGAAGTTTCTGCTGCTGAACGTGGTGTAAGAGGTAAGTCAGTAGCTAGAGCATTAGTTATGAACAAAGCCAACTTTGGTACAGGTCAAGCTATGAGATCTAGAGCCTTAGCTAATGCTGGTTATATGGCTAAAGAAAGCAATCAGGAAGTTAATAGACAACTGAAAGGTACTCTTAGACAATCCTTTGGAAAAGTTGCTTTACAACCAATACAAGATATGGAACCTCCAAAACCAGTTATGCAAAACGTAGGTATGACATTCATGTTAGGCATGGGTAAAGCGTTAGGTGCTGGAATACAAGGTATGCCAGATAATACAAATCCATTTAGTAATACACCTCCACCAACACCAATAGCATCAAATTACACCACTGCTATAGATCCAACCTTTGGACATACTATTAGAACATTTCAGAGTTATTAGTTATGATTCCTAATTACAACATAAGTCAACAGAATCTAAACCCTGAAAAGATTTTAGATATTGTTCCTGAACAAGAAGCTTCTGATAGAGAAATACAAGCTTCAGAAGAAAGATACTTACAACAGCTTGAAAAAAATAATGCTGATCGTGTAAGAAACACTGAAAAAACTTGGGGTCAATTAGCTGACCTTTCTGGAACTATCGGTGACATAATTAAGAAAAAACAAGAGAAATATAGACAAGATAGAGAAGCACAAATAAAACTAGACATACTTACTAAAGGTGTTAGTCCAGAACTAGAAGCACAGTTTAGAGGTGAGAGAGATCAGCTATTTGAAGACGATCTAGCTACTCAAGAATTTGCTACTAAATACGAACAAGAAACCGGTGACAGTATCACCGCTCAAGAATTTCGTAATATGGCAGGCTGGGAAAAGTATATGGTTGCAGAACAATATGCTTTAGAGAAAGCTAAAGACTATGACCAGTATGTTTATGATGCTTATGAAACAACAAAGATAGATGTTATTAGAGATGGTCAACAAGTTTCAGTTGGTCATTTAGATAATCTTTCTCCAGCAGAACAAGATGCTTTAGATACAAAGATTAAGTTTGAATATGCAAAACAATTTGCAGGTTTAAACGAAGCTCTTGTAGCTACTGTTGTTAAACCAGAGATAGATAAGTTTGACGACGCTAGACGTAAAAAACAAGCTATAGAAAGAGAAGCTAATTATCAAGCACAAGTAAAAGCATCTGACAGCAGAATGATTGCAGTTGGATTTTCAACAGCTAATCCAGCAAAGGGACATCAACTTGCTCACGATTGGGCAGCTAGATATGCAGCTAGAAATAGAACAACTATTGCAGCAGGAAGAGTAGCATTTAAAGAAAATTTAATTGATCTAGTTAGTCAGAATGTAATTTCATATTCAGAAGCTATGGCTGTGGTTAATCACGAAATAACAGCTCGTGATGGTTCTACTAAGACTATGGGTTCTTGGAAAGAATGGTCTGGTTTAACAGGTGAATTAGTAGATGCAGCTCATCAGGGAAGTGCTGCTAGAGATGAAAAAAGAGAAGCAAATATATCTGCCGATCTTTCAGTCATTCGTGACTCAGGAGATATGACTAATGACCAAAAGGCACAACTGTATGCTTTTTATAGAAATAAATATGATGGATATGTTCCTACAGAATTATCTGATGCTTTAAAAGGTCACATAGATGATGATTCAGCAGAAGATATGATCGAACAATCAATACGTTACCAAGGTGGTGTATATGATTTTGAGATGGAAAATGTAAGCACTAATATCTTTAATAAATACAAGGATAAGATTCTATCTAGTGGTGCATTAGTTCCCGGAACTGACCAACACGACATGGCAACTAAATATCTAAAGGGCTATACCAACAAAGCTATGGTAGCGACATTTGGAGAAGCAGATATTAAGTCACCTGAATGGTTAACTTTATATGGAAATCTAGAAGCAGCATTTAACACAGCTTATAAAGATTCTTATATACGTAATGGTCAAATAGTAGGCACACCACAAGAAGCTTTTAAAGCTGGTAGAGCTGCTGTTGAAGAGATCTTAAGTGATTCTGACATGGTTATAGAATTACAAACAACCAACCTCGAACCCGGAGATGATTCATACAGCAGACAAGTACAAAAAGGTATGACTCAATCTGGTGGTGGTTTATGGAAAAAGAATAAAATATCTGCTGACTCAAAAGCACAAAAAGAGTTAATAGCTTGGGGACAGACTCCACTAAAACAAGGATCTGATATCCCTGACTACTATCGTGACCTAGCTATGAGAATGGGTGTTAATCCTATTGACTTAGCTAACTCACAACTCAGACATTACACAGAAGAAGAGGTAAAAGAAGAGAAGACAGAAAAGCAAAAGTATAACGATAAAATATTAAACCTTATTTATAAATTCCCTACTCGTTCTCGTATAACAAGAGCAAGACTTGAATCAGAAGGAGCAGGAGAACAAAACGTTAAAACATCCATTTATAACAAAAAAGCTCTAATAAGAAAGGACGAGTAACTGCGGATTACTTGCCTTTTATTAGGCAATATTTACCGTGGTAACTATGAATGAAGAAATGAATTTTCAGATAGGGATATCTGGAGATGGATTGTCTGAGGAAGAAACAGCACAGGCAGTTGAAAACATACAACAAGCTGATATCGAAAAAGGTATAGCAGTAACTGAGGAACCTCAAGAGCTACCTGAAGAAGTAACTCCTGAAGTTGTACAAGAAGAAAAGAAAGAAGGTCCAACAGCAGGCGATTATGTAGCTGATACCTTCGTTGGTTTAGGTGCAGGATTCCGAGGTGCAGCTTCTAACATCATCACTACTCCAGAAAGAGTTATTGACTTTTTTAACGGTGAGATGGAAGAGGAAATGAAAACTAAAGAAGGATATCAAACTGAATGGGACCAATTTATGTATGGTGACGGAGATCCAATTACTACCAAAACATGGTGGGGTGGATTTGTTCAAGCTGCTACTGAAGTTGGTACTACTATTGGTTTAACTGGTGGTTTTGGAAAACTTGGAGCAGGAGCAACACTAGCTGCAAATATAAAATCAGGTGCCATGATTGGTGCTAGGTACGATCTACTAGCTAAGAACGAAAATCAAGACAACATGACAGGAATGCTTGTTAAAAAGATTCCAATTCTTGATAATGCCTTAGCTACTAATGACGCCGATCACCCAGCCATGAGAAAGCTAAAACATGTTGTAGAAGGCATGGGCATAGGAATGGTATTTGATGCTGCTTTATTTAAGCTTGCACCTGTTTTTAAAACAGGATTAGAAGCTGGTCAAGAAGTAGCGAAGAAAGGTGTTAAAAAAGCTGGACAAGTAGCTACTGATGTTTATAACGAGAGGGAAGCTTTAGGTCAGGCATTAAAAGAAGACTTAGGTCCAATCGGTACAGAATTATCTGCTGCTGGTAAAGAAGCTAAAGAGATAGGTCAACTTACAGCTAAAGAACTCGGTAAATTTAAAGACGAGTTTATGGGAGCTAGTGACGATCAACTTACTGATTTTGGAAAAAAGGTTAGAGACATAATTGTATCTAGAAGACAGAGTGTAGAGAAGCAAACTAGAGAACAAGTACAAGCTCAGATGAAAGATCCGAATGTACGTTTCCCTAAGAATGCACCTATAGGAGAAAGACATTTAGGAACTTCTACATCCAACAGTTCAGCTAGTGACGTTAATAAATCTATGAAGAAAGTCAAACAGGACTGGGGTTCACAAGATGGGCACGTCGGTTCTATGACTTCCAACACACAGATTGAAAGAATGGCTGCTGGTACAAAACAGTCAGAAGAAGTTATTAAAGAAATACTTGGTAATTTTAGAAGTCAAGGATTTATAAAAGAACTTGCAGAAACTGCTAGAAGGCAAGGTAAGACTTTACAAGAAAGTATTGGACAAGATCTTGATATGTTTAGAGCTGTCTACGAAGGTAGAAATACAGACAATGTAAATACAAAAGATTTCTTTAGACTTTTTACTAGAGACCAAACAGCTCTTTATAGAACAACAGAAAAAGGTACAAAAACTAAAGTTGGTGAATACGTAAAACCAGAATATATAAAAGCATTGGATATGGTTAACACCTCACTATTCAATGACATAAGAGATGCTGGTATTGGAGCAAGAGAATTAGCTGATATTACAGATCTAAAAGATATAGATGGTCCAGCTCAGCAGATGGTTGAAAAACTTATTGCTGGTCTAAGACTAAGAAAAATGTCTAGTGCAGAAGTATCACAACAGTTATCAGAATTTGGTGATGCTCGTCTTTCTAATAGAACAAAACTATCTAGAAAAGAACTTACAGAAAAGATTGATAAAGATGTTCAGAAAAGTATAGATGCTTTCCGTATGGCTTTAGATATGACCACCGATCAAGATGGTGACGAGCTATTTAAAACTATCTTTGAAGGTATATCTATGGCTGATGGTGTACATACTCTCGATGATCTTGACGTATTTATGCGTAAGAAAATGAGAGGTGGTACTTTCGCTGGTGATAAGAAACAAACAGGTGCATTCTTGAGAGAGATGGGAACTATGTTTACTCATAGTGTTCTATCTGGACCTAAGACTGCAATGCGAGCAATCATAGGTACATCCACTGCAACATTTTCTCGACCAATGGCTATGGCTATAGGTGGTGCGATGCGTGGTGACTTTATGACTTCAAGAGCTGGTTTAGCTTCTCTTAATGCTATGCGTGAAGCTATCCCTGAATCTTGGACATTATTCAAAAAGAAATTAAATAGTTACTGGTCTGGTGAGTTATCAACTATAAAAACTAGATATGTAGAAAGAGATGCCTTAGAAGACCAATGGACAATGTATGGTCATTGGGCAGAAACAAGAGGTAACACAGTAGATAAAGCTTTATATCGTACGGCTAACTTAGTTAGAGGTATGAATGATAGTAGTCTTCTTACCTACTCCACAAAGATTATGGCATCTACTGATGATGCTTTTGCATTAATTATTGGTAGAGCTAGAGCTAGAGAAAGAGCATTTTTGGCAGCAGCAGAAAAACTACCTGATGGTGGTATGGTCAATCTAGACGCCAAGTTTTTCAGAGAAGCAGAAGATTATTTTAATAATGAAATCTTCAAACCTGACGGTACATTAACTGATACGGCTGCTGAATACAGTAGAAAAGAAGCAACACTTACTCAAGATCTAACTGGATTTGGTAAGAACTTAGCTCAAGCATTTAATGATGCACCTTGGGCTAGACCTTTCTTCCTATTTGCTAGAACTGGTATCAACGGTTTAAGACTAACTGCAAAACATACTCCCGGATTTAATTTCTTAGTTGACGAGTTCAACATGATAGCTAAAGCAAAACCCGGAGATAACCTTTCACACCTTAAACAGTTTGGAATAGAGTCTCCACAAGATTTGCTTAATGCTAAAGCTATCCAGAACGGAAGATTAGCTTTGGGTAGTGCTGCAATAGGTATGGCTTCAATGGCATATCTTAGCGGTGGATTGCATGGTAATGGACCAACTGATAGACAGAAAAGACAAGCATGGTTAGATGCAGGCTGGAAACCAAGAACTGTAAAAATTGGTGGAGTTTGGGTTAACTATGATGCTTTTGAACCTTATAACCAAATACTTGCATTAGTAGGAGATATAGGAGATCACCAAGACTTGATGGGTGAAGAGTGGGCAGAAGATAGATTATTAAAACTATCTATGGCATTAGCAAGTACAGCTACAAGTAAATCTTATTTAGCTGGTATGCAGTCATTTGTTGACTTGTTCTCAGGACAACCCGGGCAACAAGAAAGAATTATTGCATCGTTAATGAACAACACAGTTCCTTTAGCTGGTCTTAGAAATGAGATAGGTAAAGTACTAACTCCATACACAAGAGAACTAGGTTCTGATATTGGTGACTCTATAAGAAATAGAAACTTAATAACTGAAAATATTGCAATGGATGCGTTACCTATTAAATACGACATCCTTACAGGTAAACCAATAAAAGATCACGACTTTGTGACTCGTATGTTTAATGCGATCTCACCAGTGAACTTTAATATTGACTATTCAGAAGGAAGACAGCTCTTATTCAATAGTGGATATGACATGAGAACTGCTACATATTCAGCTCCAGATGGAACAGATTTATCTGACAGTCCAAAAGTTAGATCCATGTTTCAGAAAGCTATAGGTAAACAAAACCTAGAGGCAACCTTTAACAAGATGGCAGGAGAGGAATCAATACAAGTTTCTTTGGCTGAAATGAATTGGCATAGAAATAATGGTATGGCTGATGTTGAACCAAAATCATTCCCACACTACAAACGAATTGCAAAAGAGTTTGATAAGGCTAAGAAGAGAGCTTGGGCAAGCTTGCAACAAGATAACGACGTCCAAAAACTCCTCATCGAAGAAAGAAATCAAAAACTAAAGAACGTAAAAGCTAAACAAGGAACAATAGACAAAATTTTAGACATTCCAAAATAACAGGTGGATAACCAATGGCGGTACAAACAACTGAAGAATTTAAGAATGGCGGTGCCACCTCATACGCCACTACAATTGAATATTTAAAACCAAGTGACATTTATGTAAGAATTAATGGAGCTTTACAAACATATACAACAGGTACTCCCGGATCAGGTGAGTATTCCGTAAGTGGTACAACAGTTACTCTTGGAGCAGCAGCTCCATCAGGAAGTGGAAATGTTCATATATATAGAGAAACAAATGTAAATACAGCCGCAGCCGTGTTTCAACCCGGTTCAGCTATTAGAGCTGTAGACCTTAATGCCATCCATGATATGGCTAGGTTTGCTGCTGTTGAGCATAGAAATAAAATAATAAATGCAGATATTAGAACAGGCGCAGTAAACTCTGATTCAATATTGGACGAATCTATTGTCAATGCTGACATAAGTCCAACTGCTGATATAGCTAATACTAAGATTGCTGATGGATTACTTAAGGCTGGTATTACAGTCAACTCAGATAACATAGTAGATGGTTCTATTGTTGATGCAGATATAAGTAACAGTGCCAACATACAAGGTTCTAAATTACTTGATGACAGCGTAGGTCTTACAAAGCTTGGACCCGGTACACTTCCAAATGACATAGTAGTTACAACGGATAATATCCAAAATGGAACTATTAAAGATGAGGATGTAGCATCCAACGCAGATATACAAGGTTCTAAATTACTTGATGATTCTGTAGGACTTACTAAGTTAGGCAGTGGTGCACTACCAACTGACATTACAGTTAACTCAGCCAACATAGTTAACAGATCAATTGTTGATGAAGATATCCATGAGGGTACCTTAGACAATAGATATTACACAGAACAAGAATTAGATGGTGGTCAACTAGATAACAGATATTACACAGAGACTGAACTAGATAATGGTCAACTTGATAATAGATACTACACAGAAACAGAAGCTGAAGGTTTATTCCTAAGACAGGATTCTTCAGAAACTATTTCTAGTGGAGTTCCTTGGTCTAGTACTGATGCCAAAGTAGCAACAACTGCTGCTATTGATGCAAGGATAATTGACTTACTAGATGACACCGGTGGATTCGTACCAGTAGCAGATGAAACTTCTTTCCCAGCCGCTAACCCTGATATCAACAATGGTGATGGTACTGTCGTTTCTGTTAAGGCTGTATCAACAAACCTCACACCAAGTGGAACAACAGTCACTATCGCAAATGGTGCGGGAACTGGTAACACTGTCACTCTTACAGGCGTAACAGGTGTAATACCTCAAGGGTTTGGAATGATACTTGAAACAACAAGTACATTACATACTTACAAATTCCACAGATTACAAGCTAAAGCAACTGAGGTTAATACTGTTGCTACTAACATCACACAGGTTGTTGCTTGTGGTGATAACTTAACTGACATTTATAACTTCGCTGACTTATATCAAATCTCTACTTCAGCTCCTACACAAAGAGCTGACGGTACATCATTGCAAAATGGTGACTTGTGGTTTGATAGTAGTTCTAACCAAGTGATGATGGTTTATGACGGCTCCGCAGGAGACGGCTTCTCACCAATCACACCTAACCAAGCAACTATTACAGCTATTAATAACGTTTCTGGTCATGTGACTTTCATGGAAGACTTAGGTCTTATCACTGAAGGAATTAACACAGGATCTGGAAATAACTCTATTAATACAGTTGGTGCAAACATAACTGCTGTTAACACAGTTGCTAGTGACTTAAACGAACCAGTATCTGAAATAGACACAGTTGCAACCAACATTGCTAACGTTAATACCGTTGGAAATAATATCGCTAACATCAATGCGGTAGCCGGCAACAATGCAAATATAACTGCTGTTAAAGATAACGAAGCAAACATTACTGCTGTTAAAAACAACGAAGCAAATATAAACGCAGTTAAAAATAACGAAACTAATATTACTTCTGTAGCTGGAAATAATACAAATATTACGGCTGTTAAAAATAACGAAAGTAATATCAACGCAGTTAAAAATAACGAGTCAAATATCAACAGTGCAGTTAATAATGCTTCAAACATTAATACTGTTGCTGGTTCAATAGGTGACGTTAATAGATATGCAAACGAATATCAAATTCAAGCTAGTGCTCCTAGTAGCCCATCAGTTGGAGACCTTTGGTACAACAGTACAGGAAATGCTCTTTACTACTGGAATAGTTCTAACTGGGTAGGAATACAACCCGGAATTGCTTCACTATTTGACGACCCTTCACCCGAACTTTCTGCTGCATTGGATTGCAATGACAAGAACCTAACTGACGTAGCCACCATATCAGGAACTAATTTACAACTCGATTTCGGAACTTTATAAATGGCAAAATTATTAAAACTAAGACGTGGTACAACCACGCAAC